GCGAGCGTCAAGGAAATCGAGCATTCCCTTGGCATTGTTGGAAAACCGGCCTGTTGCGCCGGGTGCTCCCCCTGGTGCTCGTGCCCCGACGGGGACGTTGGCAGCGGCGGGGGCTGATTGACGAGGGGCATAGCCGAGGCCTTCGAGCCGCTTGACCTCCCGCTCATGAATCATGCGCGCGGCCTCGCTTGCGCTCAGGTCATGCCGCGCTTTCATGGCGGCAATGACATCGGCGCGGTTGGCGAGGCGGTGCGTGGATAGTGCGCTCTCGATTTGCGTCGAGAGCCGCGCTTTTATCTGCTCGCGCTCGGCCTCGTACACAAAGTTCTGCTGCATCTCGCGCAACTTCGCCTCGTGTTCGCTGGCCAGCGCGTCGGCGCGCTCTTTGGCTCGCTGTGACAACCTGACATCAGCAAGCTCCTCGTCGCGAGCATCGTACTGCACACCCTCGCGCAGTTGCTGTCGGAGGCGTTCGTTTTCCTCCTGCAGGAGCTGCGCAGCTGTGCTGTACCGCTGGTTCTCGTGAGCGAGACGAGCTGATTCCTCTCGTGCTGATTTCACGTTGTCGGACAGTTTGCCGATGCGGGCCTTGAACGCTGCCATGGGGACAACGTCGGAGGCCTGCTTGCGTTCGTCTGATGCGTCGACGGCCTCGGGGCTGTCGGCTGCATCGTTACCCGGTGACGAATCCGGTGAATCACCCGAGGAAGCAGGCTGGCCGGCGGGTGAGCCCGGGGCCTGGGGGGCTGCAGCGGCTGCAGCTGCACGCTTGGCGGCGATGGACGCCATCATGCGCGACTGGGTGGAAGCCGGGGCCTGGGGGACGACGGTCTCCTGGGTGTCGGTGGGCGAGGCCGACGAGGCGCCCGAATCGACCGCAGATGCGGCGGAGGTGGTGGTCATGTTACATAGGTAGCACTGTAACCGAATCTGTGCAACGATGCCGCATCAGGAGGCCACATGCCGCGAAGATTGACCCCCCAAGATTTGGCATTGACGGCAGCGGAGAAACGTGCAGCGGAGGTGCAGGCCGAAGGCGGCGCCGGCAATCGCGCCATCGGTGGCGGCATCGGGAACGTGCTCGGTGCAGGCCTCGGGGCTCTCGGGTTCCTCGTGCCTGGTGCTGGCGCTATCCTCGGTCCTGCGGCAATGGCTGCGGGCTCGCAGCTTGGCGGCGCTCTCGGTGGCATGGCTGGCGATGCGTTGTCTGAGGATGAGCTGGGCGCGGCCGACGACACCATCGCCGAAGGCGAGATGAGGCGGCAAGAAAAGCTGGCGCGGTACAAGCTGCGGCAGGATGCGCTGAACGCGCTGATGAGCGAGGACTGAAATGGCCGACCTCCCGCTGACGTCGTCAATCCTCGATGATTTCAACAAGCACAAGCGCCAAGGTGAGCGCATCGCGCTGCCGTATCGGCAGCTCGGTGAGCTGTGCGAGATGTTCGTCGGCGGGAGACAGTGGGGCGTCTACAGCGGGCAGCGTCGACAGGTCGTCAAGGATGCCTGGTTCGACGACGAGAACGTGCCTCGTTCGCACATCAACATCTGTCAGGGGCTGATGACGACGTTTTCGTCGCTGCTCAACAAAGACCGCCGCAGCGCTCTCGCGACGGCGTCGACGCCCGACGACCCCGAGGACATCTACAATACGGAAATCACCAACCGCGTCATCGACTACGTCGCCCAGGAACAGAAGACCGCGAGCAAGATTCACCAAGCCGTTCAGTACGCGTTCCAAGATGGAACCGCCGGCGTCAAGGTGTGGCCCGACGAGGTCCGCGGGGAAGTCCGCTGGGCCCGTCTCACCATCCACGACTATTGGATTGACCCCGTCGAGGACTGGCACGACGCCAAATGGGTCATCTTCGAGAATCACTACGGCGAGGACGAGGTCGCAACGATGTGGGAAGCGGGCGGCGTCGCGGGCCTCCCTCCCGAAGAGACCGAGTACGTCAACGCGGCCGGCGAAACGGTCTGCGGGATTGTCGGCTACGAATACTGGGTTCGCCCGTCGCGGAAGTTCCCCGACGGCGTGTTCGCGGTCATCATCGGAACCGTCGTCGTCGTGCGAAAGGCCTACCCGCTCATCGTCAACACCGAGGGCGACCGCAAGGAATCGCTCCTTCCCCTCTCGCTGATGAAGATTCGTTTTCGTCGAGACAGCGCCTACGGAATCACACCCCTCGCCGACGTCATCAACCTGCAGCGGCTGCTGAACGAGACGCATGCGCGCACCATCAAGGTGATGCGACTCGTCACCAACCCGCAAATTGCGATGCCGAAGACCCTCGCCGATTCCATCGACATCACGAGGACAAACACGATTGATTATGACCCGAAGATGGACGATGCACGGTCGAAGATATTCGCCGTCGAGCTGGGCGCGGTCGGCCTCGACCTGTACAAGCTGCGCGACGATGCGAAGGCGTTCATGTTCGACGTTGTCGGACTCAACGAGGTGACCTCGGGCGGTGCTGCCCCGACGTTGTCAGGCCGCGCCATCGAGGCGTACTACGAACTCGACGCGCAGAAAAACAGCGACGCACTCAAGTCGCTCGAAGACATGGTGCTGGACGCATGGCGCGTCTGCCTTGCCATCATTCAGCTGTACTACCCCGCTCCTCGTGTTGCTGAAATCACGCGCATGGATGCGGCCGATATTTTCACGTTCACCGGCGCCGATGTGCAGGGCAAAAACATCCGCCTCGAATCGGCGAGCGAACTCGAACGTCGCACCGATGTGCGCGTCGGGAAAGCGGTTGAGAATGCCCAGGCGGGCGTTGGCGGCGCCGAGGATGTGGCCGCAGCACAGAAGACCGCGCCGAACGCCGTCGCAAAGCAGGCTGCAGACCTCGCGGTGCGGACCTACCTCGCAGCGGGTGACGTCGACATCAACGTCAACGACTACAGCATTCCCGCGCTGCGTGAGAGCATTGCGCGGGCGAAGTCGCGGGCCATCGCGCAGGGCAAGAAGGCGGATTTCGTCGACCTGGTGATGCTCGAAAACATCATCACCGACCAGATCGAGGGCACCGAGCCCGACACCGGGGATGCAGCCCCGACGATGCCCGAACAACAATCAACGCAGCCTGAAGGGGCGCAGGAGCAAACATGAGCACATCTCTCGTTGACCGTGCAGGATTCGGTGTCGCTGTTGACCAGGACGCAGACACCGACGGGAGCGCCGTCCTTTCGACGACGGCCACGAAGGTCACGCTGCCTGACACATCGCTGAATGGCGGGCTGGTCGGGTTCATCAAGGTCAAACTGGTGAACCTCAGCGCGACCGCCACCATCGGGTGGAAGGCTGTCGAACGTGGGGCTGCGGCGCCGACGATTGCGACCACGCCCGCAGCGGGGATGGCGTCACCCATCCTCCCGCTGACGTCGGAGTACATCACCATCCCGACGGTGTGTGACCTGTACATTGTAGCCAGCGCGGCAGCGACGTCGTGGTCCTCGACGGCTCAACTGTTCCGCTGAAAGGCCCCTCGTGCTGAATCATGGCTGGTCCCCATTTGGCTGGATGTCGCCGACGAAGCGCGCGGGTGCTTTGCCGTCGCTAGTCGTCTATCTCGACGGCGACGACACCGATGGGAGCGCGAACAGCACGCGCACCAACGGGGTCGCGTTCAACGACTGGCTCAACAAGGGGTCACTCGGCGGAACGTTCTCGCAGGTAGCTCCGGCCAGTCGACCTCTGTTTGTGACGGGCCTGCTGAATGGTCACGCGGGCGCCACGTTTGATGCCACCGACCACCTGATATCGTCGCTCGCCGCTGCATCGTTCACGTTCATGCACGATGGCAACGGGTCGACGATCTATAGCGTCGTCAGGACAGCAACGAGCGGCGTTCGTACCATTGCGGCGACATCGACTGGCTCACCGGCTAACAGGGGCATCGGCCATCGAATCAACACGGGATTCGCAGCGTCGTTTTTCATGAGCGATGGAATATCATCGCTGCAGATTGCAGTAAATGGGGCAGCATCATCTGTCTCGACCAACCTGTTCGACATCATGTCGTCGACGCTTGCCTCAGCGTCGACACCCGACCTCAATATCGTGACCAACGGGACCAGTGTCGCCACAGCGAACGCTACGGGATTCTCTGCCTTGGCGCCAGCATCAACGCTGGTCGTCGGGGCCACACCAGCTCCGGCGTTCCCTTTGACCGGCGACCTCGTCTGCCTGCTCGTCTACAACGTAGCCCACGACGCAACGCAGCGCGCCGAGGTCGAGGCGTTCCTGGCGGCGAAGTACGGGGTGGTATTCCCCGCATGAGACTCGCCATCCTCGTCATCCTCACACCCGCTGGCTGTGACCAGCGCATCCTCTGCGACGACGCCGAAGGTGCGCAGCTTGGCGTCGACATCGTGCGCAATGTCTACGACTGGCAGCGGTACGCCGACGTCATCTGCAAGTCGCTGGACGCCGCCAACGCTTCCTGCCGCACGAACAGCCCGACGCTTGAGGGCTGCGCGCCATTCCCCGGTCGGGCCATCGTCGTCGAAGGCCGCGACGTCTGCCGCGTCGTCGTCCACGAGGGCGCCCACTGGCTCGACCCCACCTGCGACCACGACGCCCCATGCTGGCCGACCGACCGCGAGACAGCGGGCAAGACCCGCTGTACCGTCAACCCACAGGAGCCCTGATGCCCATCCCTCGCCCCGACACCCGTCGCGCCCCACCACCTCCAAAGCGCATGCTCCCCATGGACGACCTCGACGAACTGGCCGACGCCCGCGCGCCGGCGCAGGAGCAAGCATGACAACGTCTCTCGTCAATCGCGCAGGGTTTGGCCTCGTCGTCAACGGACAGGCCGTCATCGACGGTAGCGCCGTCCTCGGGCTCACGCCCGTGAAGGTCACGCTTCCCGACGTCACCGCGAGCGGTGGCATCCTCGGCTATGTCCGTATCCGTGTCGTCAATCCCAACGCGGCGGGGGTGATTCTAGCGACCGAGGCTATCGGTCGCGGTGCACCTGCCCCGACGTTTGATACGACGTTTTCGACGGCGGGCGGGCGGCATGTGCTCCCCGGGCACGTCGACGAGTTCATCATCCCGACGGTGTGTGACCTGTACATTGTAGCCAGCGCCGTCGCCTCCTCGTGGGCCGTCCACTCGATGCACGTCCACTGAATCAGACCTCGTCACCCACCATCAACAGCCGGAGCGCATCACATGGCCATCCCTCGCCCTGACACTCGCCGACAACCACCGAAGCTCCCCCCGCAGATGCGTCCATTTGACGACCTCGACGGGCTCGCGGCGTCGAGGATGCCGCCCGCGAAGCCGAGTCCCGACCTGTCAGTTGGTGCGACGGAGCAACAACAGGACGTTTTAGTCCGCAGCCCCAAGAAACCCCGACCGGGCCTCGGCCTGCAGGGTTATGGAGCAAAAAAAACCGGCGGCGACAAGCCAAAGGAAGAGGCACCAAAGAGCGACGGCATGGACGATCTGGCGCGCGCGCGTCAAGCGGCCGCGCAGGAAATCGACGCGCAGAATGCACGGGCGGCGATGGACCAGCGCAGTCGCGCAGGCCTCGGCGGTCTCGGGCTGTCGGGTGCAGCGTCGGCATCCGAGGGTGACCTCGCGCGAACGCAGGCCCGCAGCAAGGTTCTAACCATGCAACAGTTCGACCAGGCCGCCGAGGATGCGAAGTTCACCGACATTCAACGACAAGCGGCCCTCGACGACCTCGAAGATGCGGCCGACACCGACTACAACGACGACGGCAAAGTCGCTGGCGAGCCCGTCGGCGGGACCATTGGCGACGGTGACCTCGAAAACGACCCAATCGTTGACAATAGCGAAGCAGAAGACCGGGCGGGTACACCGACCGACATGCCCATCGGCGCGACCGACAAGGCGACGGAAAAATACATCAAGGCCCTCCCTGAAAGAGGCCGCGGGGTCAGTCTATTTGGCGAGCCCGACCCACTGGTCAGCGGTCCCCACAAGATGCTCGGCAGCTCGTTTTACGTGTACCGTCGGCAGGACAATAGCCAACTCTACAAGAGCAAAGAAAACCCCGCGACGGCGATGGCGGTCCGCAGCACTCCAACCTGACGAGATGTAACCGTGCTCATCAATCGCGCCACGATTCGACGACAGCTCGCCGGGGAACCTCCCGAGGACCTCGGCTCACCCGAGGCACGCGCGGGCGCCCTGGATGAGCTGGGAGCGTCCGACGCAATCCCCGCGGGACCCGGACTCCCACCGAACGAGACGCGGGCGATGGAGGGTCGCTCGTCGCCACTCTCGCAACAGGCGCGAACGGGGCGGGCGAGCCTGCTCGGTGACCGCTGATGGTCATGCGCGCCTTTGACGCCAACGCGACGCGCTCGGTTCGACGGGCGACCATCGTCTACAGCGCCGACGACATCAGGCGGAACATCACGTTGCGATTGTCCGACGGGCTCCCGTGCGTCCTCGAGCTGGGCAACGACATTCCCATCACGTCGGGGTTCACCATCCCCGGCGGGTTGCGCGCATTTAGCATCGACGGGGCGCAGCGCTTCAAGTTCGTGGTGTCGGGGTCGGTGCCCTACTTGCTTTATGCAAAGGGCGCCGAGTTGAACGACGGATGCCCGGTTGACGTCACGAACGTCGAAGTCCTCGTGCAGGCCGGGTCGACGCTGACAACGGTCGTCATCGTGGAACAGTTCAGTGCAGCCTTCGCGTCAACGGAAATCGTTCCCTATGTCCGACTGGTAAATGTCCTTGTCGACGCATCGGCGGGAAGCTGCACCAACCTCGTCGGGCATGGTTCGTTCGTGTCGCTGGGGACGCGCAACGCTCGCCTGTTTGCCCAGAACCTGTACCTGTACTCTGTCGACAACGTCTTCGCCGTCGACGACAACAGCGCTCGATGGGCGATGTCATCAATCGACGGGCTGCTACTGATAACCGCGCCGGGTGGAACCACCATCGGGGCGGGTGCAGCGTCGGCAGACATCGAGGGCACGATTATGAATGTGCTCGGCGACAACGTCTCAATCAGCGTCGGGGATAACTCGCGGGTTGCGTTCATCTCGTGCGACACGAGCGACTACGTCGGGAACAGCGGGTTCAACACGCTTCTTCGAGTGCGCGGATATTCAACCCGCACCCTCGGGCCAAACGAGGTCGACCTCGACAACCTCGGCGGCGGTGGTGGTGCCCCGACGAATGCGACCTATGTCACCCTGTCGACCGATGCGACGCTGACACAAGAGCGAGTGCTGACGGCCGGGTCGGGCATCACTATCGTCGACGCCGGCGCGGGTTCGACGGTGACCATCTCGGCCAGCGGTGGGGGTGCGACGCTGACGGCGGCAACCATCACGGTACCGTTCGAACTGCAGGCGCAGACGGCCACGGTGGTTGATGCAGGCGCGACGGCGGCGAGCAAGGTGATGGTAGCCTGGGGCAACACGGCAAACACTGACGAGAACCAGCCACCGGCCAGCAACGTGACATTCTCCGCCGTCGGCGGTCTCGGCCAGGTGCTCATCACGGTGAGCAGCAACGACCGCGACAACGTCGGCGGAACGTATAAGGTTCTTTACATTCTCGGGTGAAACATGACGCAGCTTTTCGACGTTCGCGGGAACCCATTCAACGGCTCGCTCGACGGCATCACAGCCGAGACCATCACCGACGCGCGCGCGGCGACGGCGGTGGTCGGGGCTCTCAATGCCGAGGCGCTGCTTGACCTCAACGGCAAGGCTGTCGTCGCCCTCGACCTTCGCAGTGCGGCCTTCACCGGTACCGTTGTCTTCGAGGCGACGCTCGATGGAGTCAACTATTTCGCGGTCACCGGGCTCGTCGGGTCGACAACGGTGTCGCTCATTGCAGGCGCCGGCGTGGTCAACACGCAGCTCGTCGTAGCCGTGTCGGGATTTCGACGCTTCCGTCTTCGCGTCTCGGCGTACACGTCGGGCACCCTGACCGTAGCGCTGCGGTCGTCGACGTCAAACTATGCCATTTTGGCGACACCGGTTCCCGCGGCTTTCTGCGTGACGGCGACGGGGCTGGTGAACGCGGCGGTGACGTTGACCATCCCGGGCGTCGCGGGCGTCTTTCACCTCATCACGCGGTTGCAAGTCAAGCGCTTCTTCGTGACCGCGGGCCTCGCGGCCGCAACGCCGACCATCGTGACGACGACGAACCTGCCGGGTACCGTGGCTTTCTCGTTCGGCACGTCGGGAGCCATCGGCAGCACCCTCGAGGAACTCGTTCAACCGCATCACCCCATCAGAGCGTCGGCGGCGGGCTCGAACACCACCATCGTTTGCCCCGCCGGCACCGACACCATTTGGCGCGTCTCGGCGTGCTACCTCCTGGGCGGCTGAACCATGAGCACCATCAGTATCCGCAACTTCGAGCGTCACAACGTCGTCAACCAAAGCGGGCGACTGTCGACGCGTCGAGGGCTTGCCATCTCGGTATCGGCGTCGGCGTTCGGCGTCACCAACGGCGAGTTCGTCGGCGGGTTCTCGGTGCTGGTCCCGTCGACGTCTGAGACCGAGCACTACCTGTTTGTCCAGGACGGTCAGACGGGCGTCGTGACGATGGTCGTCACCGACGAGGAATGGATTGAGCGCTACAGACTGCAACTCGGGGCACATCCGTCCATGCCGGTTTTCTCGCATGCGATGGTCAACAACCAACTGATGATAAACTCCCCATCAATGTCGGGGCCACTGTACGGGTTGCCCGGTGGCGGGGCGATGCCGGCGGTGGCGACGCCGTCGTCGTACCCAGACACGACAGCCCTCGACATCCCGGCCGGCCACATCTGCTCGTTCGGCGACCGCATGCCGATTGCCCAGGGGAGCATCGTCTATTTCAACGACCCCGGCATCGACCCGCGCACCTACGTCGCGGAGAATAATATCCCGCTGCCGGCCACGATCCACGCCATGACCCAAGGGCCCGACGGGGCCCTGTGGATGTTCACGCCGGCCGGGGCCTATTCGATGGCTACCGACGCCCTCGGGCAGGGCCAGAGTGTCGCCGGGTTCATCTCGCTGGTCCCGCAGGTGCTCACCTCTCGCCCTGGTGGTGCGTGCTCCACCCCGTTCGGCGTCGTCGCCCTCACCGTCGACGGGGTCGCGGTGCTGAACGGCGGGAACTCCCGCGAGATTGCGTTCTCCTCGTACCAAGGGCGGAGGAAACTGACACGACCCATCGACGTCCTCGACGTGCGCCAGTTCGGCCGAGTCTACCCGACGTCGTTCGGTGTCCTCGTCGGGTTCGGCAGCGACCGAAACTACGCCGTTGCCGTCGACCTCAACGAGGGCACTACGTCGTTTTGGTACACCGGCACATTGTCGACACCGGTCAATATCGTCGGCGTGCTGCAGACTCGCGATGGGGAGGACCTCCTCATCGACAGAACCGGCGTATGGGCGCTGCACACCAAGGGCCTGCGCGACTTCTCCGACCTCGTTGCCAACGACATCGCCGGGGCGCTGTGTGGTCGCGTGCAATCGGGGCCACAAGAAAACCCGCTGGTGCGTCGGGTCAGCATATCGGCGGCGAATGGCGGGGCTCCTGTGAGTGTCTGCGGCAACGGGGTTGTCGACACCGGAAAGTCGACAACCGTCAACGGTGACACCGTCATCGGGACCGACCTGTGGGGAACGCCGAACTGGTCGTCGCTCACGGCTCGCAGTGTGCGCGCGACGCTCAATGTGCGGGCGACCGAACTCGACCTCGAAGTCACGGTCAGCGGGATGGGTCGCGCCATTGTCGAATCGGTCGACGTCCAGGCTGGCGGGACGTGGACGAACAAAAAGGAAACGCAAACATGACCGTCGCCAACGGCTCAACCATTCTCGCGGCGGATTTGAACGCGCTCACGTCGGCGTCGTTGGTGCTGATGCGTAGCGACAACCGACGGCTGCCCGGGTACGCGCCGGTGATCTTCACGTTTCAGGGTCTCATCAACGGGACACCTGCAGCCCGTCGAACGGCGCGGTTCGTCGTCCCCGTCAATATGCTCGTCGACACGTTGGCGGTCATCACGTCACCGGCAACCAGCTCGGCGGCGACCATCACGGCGACCGTCTCGGCCGGCGGCATCCTCGACGACTGGGCGATGGAGGTCACCGGCACCCTCGACACCGTCACGAAAAAGCAGTCGCGGCTGCTTTACGACGGGACCATGCTCGCAAAGCCCGGGTTGAACCAGTCGACGACGTCGCGCGTGGTGCGATTGCTGCCGAAGGGTGCTATCGTCGACGTCACGGTGTCGACGACGAACGCCCTCGCTACGATGGTGGCGACCATTGTCCTGTGCTCACGCTCGTCGCTTGCCCGGGGTATCTCGTGAAAGTTTTCGCATCACTGCAAGTCGTTCGATTCACGTCGGGGGACGCCCTCTCACCCACCGACCTCAATGACGTGTTCTTGTATTCAAAGGACGCCCTCGCCGACGTGTCGGAGAAACGCTACGCCCTCGCGGCCATCACTTTTCCGTTCGTCTTCAGCCTCGCGGCAGGCCTCAACAACGCCAGCGCTCTCAGGTCGCGAACGCATCGGTTCACTTGCCCCGTCGCATGCACGGTCGTGCGTGCATTTTTGAACGGCAACGTGACGGCAGCGTCGGAGATGACCATCGCGCTGAAGCGGGCCGTCACCGGGGTTGTGCCAACAGGGGCGACGGCGCCATACCTCAACGTGGTGGCGGGGTCGACGACAGCGGTCGACGTCAACGACACCAACACGCAAAGCGTCGAACTCGAGGCCGGGGTCAGTTATGACCTCATCATCGAGGGCGTCTCGTTCAGCACCGAACGATGCGACGTCATCCTGCACGTCCAGGTCGACCGGTGGCGCGCGGGCGGGCTCATGGCTGTGCCCGATTTCGCCTTCGCCGACTTCACCGACGGGCTCGCCGATGCGCTGCTTGTCGGTAGCGCTGGCGTCGGGGCCACGGTGGCGCTGGCGACGGAGGTGGCGAAGCTGACGGCCCGCGGGATGTCGGCGGCGATGGTGACGTCGACGGGGTTGACGGTGCTTTCTGTGCCGGCCGACCTGTTGAAGGTCATCCCGGTCCCGTCGTCGTCGCGTTGCTCCTCGAGCATCGTGCGGGCCTATTTGACCTCGTCCGCTCAGGCCGCCGTCGGCGTGACGTGCACGGCCGTCATCAAGGACGCGGCGGGAACGACGGTGTCGACGCTGACAAACAGCCACACGGTTGACGAAATCATGACCGCCGACAGCGGGGCGCTGGCGCTCACACTGAACGGCGGGGTGGAGCTGGCCGCGCAGGACTACACCGTGGAGTTTTCAGGGGCGGGGACCGTCACCCGCGCGTCCGTCATTCTCTGGTTTGAATGGTGAAGACATGAAGGGCCCCCACGACATCGCGCGGACGCAGCTCGGCGTGAGCGAGAAGACCGGCAAGAACGACGGCGTCCCGGCCCAGCGGTACATGCGCGGGGACGCCCTCGCCTGGTGCGCCGGGTTCGTCCTCTGGTGCCTCGCGCAGAGCGACAACCGCTGGCGCCATGCTTTCGACGCGCAGCACTACAAATGCCGGCGGGTGTCGGGGTTCGTCGCGGTCGCCGGGGAGAATGGTATTTTCCGCCCTCGCAAGGGGTACGACCCACAACCCGGCGACGTCATATTTTTCACTGCGTCACAGAGTGACGTCGGCGTCCCCGGGAATCATTGCGGGGTTGTGGACGAGCTGCGCGACGGGAGAGTCCACACCATCGAGGGGAATAGCGGTAACCGCGTTGCTCGCCGTGACTACGATGTCGACGACAAGCGCATCCTCGGGTATGCGAGTCTCGCGTGAGCACGAAGGAACCCATGAGCAAAAAACAAGACCCACCGACACCGGCCATCGAGGCCCAGGGCGAGCCCGCAAAGGCCCCGAAGCACAAGCACCCCACGAATCTTCGAGGGTGGTACGCGCCGGCGCGATACCTCCCGAACCTGTTTGTGCCGCTCGCGGTGCTGCATCACCTGTCCATCCTCGCCGACGACGACGGGGTCGCATCGCTCACCGAGGCGAAGGCGGAAATCAATCAGGAAATCCTCTTCGCCTACCTGCGGATGCTGACCCTAATGGGTCACATCGACGTCGTCGGCGAAAGAATCATCATCAAGTCACTACCTCCCACGAAGGACGCCAACCAATGACCGAGAAGTTTACCATCGTCGACAAGCGCAACACCGAAGACGCGAGCGACGTTTCCCCCGTCACCCCTGACGGCGTCACCCCTGCAGCCGTCGACGGGGCTGTCAGCGTCCATGAGCTGTACTCGTGCGGGCTGCCCGTCGGCGCGTTCGCCGATGTCGCGCCGAACACGGCGCTTCT